TGGCGAGTCACATGGTGCATGTAGAAAGTGGCGGTTTTGCCATACTCCCAAGTATCGTGGGCGTAGGCTTTAAAGTCCTTTTCTTCTTCAGGACGTAGTTTATGAAAAAGTATATTGGCCATACTATATTTCCTCCTTAATTTCTTCAGCTTCTTCAATAGAGAGCCATTTATCATCTTTTAAGATTAGACCGTGACCACAATCATCACACCAATGAGTGTGGATATCAGGTAGGCCGTAAGGTTCTAGGTCGGATGCACATTTAGGACAGATCATCGTTGTTACACCTCCACATTAAAAGGAACGTAGTCACCGATAGATATGCTGTAAACTGCGTTGAATTCTTGCTTATAGTTAACGGGTCTGCCGTTGCCTCTACCCTGTAAGCGAACAAGCCAACTGTTCTTTATTCCCTGCTTGTGCAAAGGGTCTTCCATTACTAAGCCCACGTTACCCCATTCGGGGTTTACGTCTTTAAAATTTTCCCAAAATTCTATCGCGTTTTCTGGGGTTCTAAAGTCAAAGATTACACGGGTTGCTCCTTGCTTAATTTTTGACATTATACTTGATCTCCCTTGTATGTCCACGTTTTGCCGTGGTCTTTATCAAATTGCGAATTGTAAACAAATTTTACGGTGACTTCGTGCTGCCAATTTGAGTTGATTAAAATAACCCTAGCGTGGCGGCTGGCTCGTGCTTCACCTATGTCAAACTGTTGCTCATAGGGGAGCCGTTTGCCGTCGGCATGGGAAATGTTAATGGCGGGATACCAAGTGGAGGTAAGCCACTCGGTATCTTTGGGGTCGCGGTACATAACTGCCCACGAGTTTGGTTCTTTATTTGGCATTTTTCCACTCCAATTTCAGGGGGCTGAACCCAACCGAAGCAACGGCGTATTCGGTGCAGCGGTCGGGTGCTAGGTCCGGGTTAATAATAATGTCCCCTATGGACATGCTGTGCAGGGGCTTGTGGCGACTTACAAGTGTTTCGTCTTCATCGCTCCAACGGTTCATTACCACAAAGGCCGTTTCCATGTGGTTTACGTTCACGTCAGCAACGTGTTCGTACAAACCTTTGTCCCATGCCTCATATACGTCAGCGTCCCATACGGTTTTCATGTAGGCGTTAAAGTAATCGGGCGGGGGGTTTGTGTTATTAATTTCATTCAACTGTTCGGTGGTCCAATTGATCTGGTACACGTTTATCATTTTAAAATCCCCCTTCAAGTGTTTCCCAATGCTCTGGGCGGCATAGCGGGTCTTTGCCCGATGCACGTTTGCCAATGACCTGCGGAACACACATTAATAAATAACGTATTACGTCGTGGGTCTGTATGTACTGGTCATGGAGGTTGTTAATGGGGGTAGAATCCCGGCTTTTGGGGGCCACCGCACCGATGCGATACTTTAAGCCAATAAGCTCGTTGCCCGGAATCGCACTGCCAACAATGTTTTCGGGGTTGTGGTATGCCTTGAATTCCGTGTAAGCGCTCAACATGCCAAACTCACCCAACGGGGTGCGGCTGCGACCGGGGAAGTGGCGGACCTCACCTACACCTATGGTAAAGTGAAAATCACGTTCAAATGTTGGCCCGTGCCGTGGGTAGTCATCCAGACGTATGTGGCAACTATCACATTCTGCCTCATAACTTTTAACGGCGTTGCCATGAGGTTCAACAGGGGCTAACCCGTAAGCCTCACAATACGCATTTATTGTCTGTAGCTTTTTCATAACTTTCTACCTTTCTGGTTTTCGTGTAGCCTTTATTACACACACAACATACACGGTGTTATGGTCGGTTGACTAGCTGAAAACCCCCTCTTTTTTAAATAAAAATAAAGCGAAAGTTTATCGCAAACAATTCGTAACAATTCGTAACCAATTCGTTAACAGCCGTCGGTAGCCTCGTATCACAGGCTCTGCGAATTGGCGAATTGGCAGAATTGGCGTTTTATCGTCGAGGAATCGAATGAATTCTCAGAAAATATGCCAATTCTCCAATACTCCAATTCGTTGGTCGTCAAAGCCCCAGTGGTCATAGGTTGTGGCGAATTGGCAAAGTATTGGCGGGTATCAGCAAAACACCCATCTGTGTAGGTTCAGTGTTCCTTAATCAAAATTACGTGCTCAGTGGTATACATCCGTGTTACGGTGTTCCGCTATACACTCGCGGGCGCAAGAAAAAATTAAAATTCTCAGATGGTTAAAAATAGGTATAGCATAGAGATCCTCGTGCGATGTGGCGTGGCGTTTGGATCTCGTTTTAGGAGGAGCCATGAATAGGACTGAAGCCAAGGACCGGGAGAGACAGAATACGATAGCGAAGGTGGAAACCAGATCTACCCGTATTGATGCGAAAAGTATACCTGTTGAGTTGTTAGTAGACAAACTGACTGAAACGAATGGGAATATCGCTAGGACGGCGGATCATTTCAACATACGTTACACTGATCTCGCACGATTATGTGACCGCAAGCCAACACTGAGGAATACACTGGTTGGTGAACGTGAACGACTTATTGACTTAGCTGAGGAAAAGCTGCGTGAAAAAGTAAACGGCGGCAACCTTCGTGCGGTGATGTTTACTCTTAAGACTGTTGGGAAGAATCGTGGGTACTATGAACGACGAGACACGACTGACGACACATCACCTGAGATGGGTGAAGTGAAAATGAAAATGGACCTGACTAAACTTTCAGGAACACAGCTCCGTCAGTTGCAGGATATCATGTCTACTGTGAAGAAAGAGGATACGATTATCGACATTACTCCAAAATCTCAAGATGAGAGAGACTAATATGCTCGCGAGTCTCCTCATATGAAGATATCATCCAAAATCTTAAGATGAGAGAATCTTTTATCGTCTCCTTTCCCACTCATCTAACGTAGAAAAACTTCATGAAAAACCATACTTCATGAAGTTGTGGCTAAAGTCAAAAAAAATCCCGCCGAAGCGGGATTAGAGTTTAGAGAAGGGAAGGCTCTACATTTCCCCCCATCCTGCGCTTTTCAACCAAGCGTTATCGGCGGCCATGTTTTCCTCATGCTGCCGAATGTTCTGCATTTCAGCGGGGTCACTGGCGCATTTATCACAAATCGCGCGATTCCCCCAAGGGCCAGTTTCGCCGCATTTCCGTTCAACTTTTCTGTAGTCGTACTTGTGAGGTACGTGGAAAATCACTTTATTGTCACACATTTGCTTAACTCCCAAGACCATATGCGGCGTCCCCCTTGGTAGGGGGACTGGTTGCCGCTTATATGGACCATAGCTTGTTACTCCTAAAGAGTCGGTATTGCCCGCGCTTACGACTTGGGCGCGGTAATGGTGATAATGCCTTGGTCAACTGCGTCAAGGACATTATTTTTTTGCGCTTGCCCGACCTTGGACTTGCGGGTGGCCGCGTAGTAGTCGCGCACCAACTGTTTGTCCAGGGTTTGAAGAATCAGCCACCGCTTGTGGCGGTCACAGCCGGGCGTGGTTTTGCCCTGCAGGAACTCGGGCTTTTTGTTAAGCACGTTGATGGTATAGGGAGCTATTGAGTCTTTGGCCATTGGAGGCCTCCTTTCTTACTTTCTATGCTGACCGTATGGCCAGTACAATTAATATACACCAGTGCGGCGTCCCCTGCAATAGGGGAAGCTAATGTTTTTTGCCAGACTCCAAAACTCCAAAATGAGAAGACGAGAGATATTCTTCTGGATTAGTCAGCTCTCTTCATTTTGTCGTGTGGTAAGTTCATGAGTCGGAGTTCTTGGTAAGTTCATGAACAAAAACAGGCGTTGCAATCTGGGCGGGGGCTGTGTATTATAATTACACAACAAGCCAAAGGAGTATTAAAATGACTGACTCTATTAAAATGATCGATGAACTGTCGTATTGGGCGGCAGATCAAGTTGCCGAGTGTTGCGGCGTAGATGATCAAACGTATGGCGAGCTTTGGAATAAATGTGTTCCGCTCTACGATGACCTGCCGAGTGGAGAAGTCCCCGGGGAAATTGTTTACGCTCTTGCCGATTACGGGTGGGATAAGCTTAGCGATCACGCAAAAAACGAAGTCAACCGCGCCGTCGCAAAGCGCGTTGCAGATTGGTACGAGTAAAGTAAAAAGACTAGCCCTCACTTCGGTGGGGGCTTTTTTTAACCTCCAAAATCATAAGACGAGAGACTCCAAAACTCCAAAATGAGAAGAAGAGAGACCTTTATATTCACCTCATCCATAGTCCTTTAGTTTGTAAGTCATGAGGCGCTCTCTTTGTCTCCATACAGTTTTTTAAGTATATTCTCCTGAGAAATAAATGCTTGTTGCTAATTGGTTTTGGTGTATAATGTGTATAGTTAATTAAACAGAAGGCTAGAAGGAGTTAAATAAATGGATATGACAGTATCGCCAGCATATGGCAAGGATTACACTACGGCAAAGGACGCTATAGCTGCCTGGAATAGTGGTAAGGATTTTATTATACGCAGTGTCAACCATCCTTATCGCGGTATGTATGTTTCTAGGTGGGAAGTAGCCAATGAAACTTTAGTAATTCCCACCGTGGAAACAGTGTACATCCGTTATAATAAGGAAACAGCAATTTGCAAAGTAAAGGGAACAAGCTAATGCGTACATTAATGCTAGTTCAATTGGTCCTTGGTGTTGTTTCCATTTTTGTTCCCATCTTTGTTCTGTTACTTGTTCCCGCCTATTTTACAGAGCCAATGATATGGAGCCCCATATGGGGAGTGTTTGCTATCCTAGTTGTTTATCTGCACGTGCAGATGGGGGACGTGTAAGATGGTTAGCATTAGGGAACGAAGGAAGAGAAGAATTAAAACAGAACGGAAGGAAGCGTTAATAGTGTTAGCCTTTGCTCTTATGCCAACGTTCCTTCTTTTTGCTGGGTATCATTTTATACGTCCTCTCTGGTAATACTCCCTGGCCAAACTAAACCCCGGTTCACGCCGGGGTTCTTTTTGTGCGTGGGTAATGGTCATGACTTAGTTCTCGGTAGAGTTCTTGGGCGGAGTTCTTGGGCGGAGTTCTCGGTAGAGTTCTTGGGTAGAGTTCCGTCATGACTATTTTTAGGCAAGCGTTCATGATAGTTTGTACGGTGTAAAAAAAACCCCCGGTATGACCCGGGGGTTTTGTAGGCTAAATTAGTTGGGCATTTTTAACGTAATAAACCCAACCTTGTGCGCTTGGGTTGGGTTGTTGTTGCCAACCCGCCCGCCGGGTACCGCTGCACTTGCAGCTTTAATGTAGGCGGCAACGCTTTGCCCGTAAAACTTTGGCAGCATGGCCATGCGCTGCATGCGGGCGGTACCGGCACGCGCCGGGTGGTTTGTGCCAGCGTTAATTGTTGCGTTTGGCCCTTGGGTAATTACCAGTTGGCTAAAGGTAATACCCGCTGCCTGTAGCTGTGCCTTAGTTGGGCAGGGCGCAATTGCGGCGGTACCCGTTGCTTTGTTTTGCTTTGCCATTTTAAACCCCTTTGGTTTTTGGCCAGCGCCACGGTGTGCAGCGCCTATACAAATAATACACTAAGCTACAAAAACCACAAGGGTTAATTTCTGTCATGACCACACCTTTTTATTGTAGGCAAGTCGCGAAATTATTCGGCCACCCCCACATTTCATTTTAGGTACCATATGTGTCATGAAGCTCACCCCGACTTTCGGTCTAATTCGTTATTCCAAATCCATATGTTACAGAAAGGGTACCATTGCCATTTGAAAAAATTTCTGGTATTTATTTTAGAGTTCATTAGAGGAGGAGAATTATGCCTACGATTAGAATTACCCAAGCTTTACAGAAGATTATGAAGCCAGCGGAATTCGAAGATTATTTGATTGGCAGTGGCAAGCCAGAAGGTGTGAAGGCTACTGTAAGTGGTGAAGAAGTGTCTTGGGGTGAAGATGCCCCCCCGGCCACTGCCCCTGCCCCCCAGCGTGAAGCGGTTGATTACAGCAAGATGACCAAGCCCCAGATTGAAGCTCATGTACGAGAAACGTATGGGGTGGAACTGGACCGCAGATACAAGAAGAGTGAACTGGTTGCACAGGCATTACGAATTGCATTGGATAACGGAGGCTGATTATGGCTTATGGACCGGGAACATATGGCAGTAAGAAGGGACGACCCTCGAATAAAAAGAAGTCCAAGATGCGGAAGCAGTTTTCAAAACGCAAGTTGTTGTCCAAGAAGAAAAAGAGTGGCTGATAATGTTATTCAGCCTCGAATTTTTTGGGACCGTTCTGTAGAACGAGCTATAGCCAGTTATGAAGAGTCGTTCATAACGTACGATGAGTTTTTAGGTAAGATGGAACGTTTGGGTTTTAGCCGCCATCAGGTAGATGAGCTCATCCAGCAAGACCATGCCTGTTGAAAAGGTCAAGGGTGGTTGGCGTTGGGGTAAGCGCGGAAAGGTGTGCAAGACTAAGAAAGAGGCTTTACGCCAAGCTCGTGCGGCGTATGCCACTGGCTATAAGAAGAAAGGGAGAGCGTAACTCTTATGATTGCTTTGGTACTGGTACCGTTCATTATTTTATTTGCTGGTGATAACGCAGAATTTTTCGAAAAGTCCAAACAGCAACGTACTCAGGGTTATGTTTGGCATTATGTAGGAACTAGCGCCCCCGACCCGAAGGCTAAGTCGATTTCCTTGCAGTGTGTAGACCAGAGCGGCAAGGTATGTGGTGAGCCCTACATACTTTGGAAGTTGAAAAAGTAATGGCTGCGTTAGACAATTTAACTAAACAAGAAGCCTTGCGATTAAACCGAGGTGTATTAAGACAGATAGCTGATAATGAACTATCGGCCGAACTAGCCCCGTATATGAAAAATAGACCACTGGCTAGATTAGGGTGGGATCCTTTACGGACTTCAATTTTACCACACTACTTACCAGAAGATCGTTTGCAGTGGGAAAACAAAAATCACCCCTTAGTACAAACTTACGGAGGAAACGCTAGATACATGAGTGGTGAAATAGCGGGAGAATATACTCAACCTCAAGTAAGATTTAAAGATGATCCGGAATGGAAACAAAAGGTTTTTAAGGGTTACGGCATACCCACAAATGATATTGATCGTGTTATTGCATGGCAAAATCCTAAAAACCCAGTAGATAGAAATGAGATGATTCGAACTCTAGTTCATGAAGCCGAACACCGTGGTCAATTCCTTGCGCCTGTAGCAATGTTACGAAAAGAAAAAGAAGCCAAAGAAGCCCACCGTAAACAGAAGCAAGCTTTGGAACGAAAAGACAAAGATAAAATTACTCATGCGGATATGGTGAAAGAAAAAAACTTATATCGAGAATGGCATTGGTTAGCTAAAAGAATCGCAGATACTTATGGACGGGGCGATAAAGGACCAGTTGGAAAAGAAGCATTGGTTAGAATGAGTGATTTAGGGTTTCCAGGAAATTCACCTCAAGATAACCAAGCTTATCAAGCTAATCTGGATTTTCTAGAAAATATATACGAAACAGATGATCCAAACATATTAAGGTATGGAAAACTAAAGACAAAAGATTGGTTCAATAGACCCCGAAGGATACCAAGAGCAACAAGTAGAGGGTATCCATTAGCAGAACTATTACGGTATGAGAAAAGGCAGGATATAGCGAGACGGTTACTACAAGAACAGGGTCGAGCCATTCATCGACGGTTAAAGAATCACTTTTGATGAATGACTTACAGGAACTCGCACAAAACCTAACGCCCCAAGACATAGAGCGTGAACTACAAAGCCGCTACATGCACGAATTTATTAAGGGTGCCTGGAACACCCTAGAACCGGGGCGCACCTATTACGATAACTGGCACATAGAAGCAATTTGTGAACATCTAGAGGCCGTAAGTAGGGGAGAGCTGCAAAGGCTGATTATTAATATTCCCCCACGCCACATGAAGTCACTTACTTGCTCGGTGGCTTTCCCCTGTTGGACATGGCTCCACCAACCTAATAAACAGTTTCTGTTTGCCAGTTATGCCCAGTCCCTTTCTACACGGGATAGCGTCAAGTGCAGAAGGCTACTTACCTCGCAATGGTACCAGGATAACTGGGGAAATATTTTCCATTTAACCGGGGACCAGAACCAAAAGCAGAGATTTGAAAATAGCCACAACGGGCATCGTATTGCTACTTCTGTTGGTGGAGGCTTAACGGGTGAAGGCGGGGACATAATAGTAATAGACGACCCGCACAATGTTAAGCAAGCCGAAAGTGATTTAGTTAGGCAGGATGTTTTAGAATGGTGGGATACGGCGGTACCTTCCCGTTTGAATGACCCTAAAACAGGGGCGTTTGTAATTATCATGCAGAGGGTACATGAAAAAGATCTCACAGGGCATATACTCAAAAAACAGGCAGAATTCTTTGAAGACAAACTTCAAACAGACCCAGAAGAATGGACACACCTGTGTGTTCCTGCCAGATATGAACGTAACCACCCGCATGTTTATTTTTCAAAATTGCCAGATTCCAGTATCCCCGTAGATCCGCGACAGGAAGAAGATGAACTGTTATGGGCCACTCGTTTCAATGAAAAGGCTATTGCAAACCTGAGCAGTAGTTTGGGTGAGTATGCTTCGGCGGGGCAGTTACAACAGCGTCCTGCACCTAAAGGCGGCGGTATCATACGAGAAAAATGGTGGCGTTTGTGGGAGAAGGATTCTAACCCACAGATGATTTATGTAATACAGTCTTGGGATACGGCATTCAGTGAAAAAGAAACGGCAAGTTATTCAGCCTGTACCACATGGGGAGTATTCAGCTACGGAAGCCGCTATAACATAATGTTGATGCACCGTTGGCGGGACAGATGTTCATATCCAGACTTACGGAGAATGTCGAGAGAACTGTTTAATGAATTTTCACCTGATGCGGTTTTAATAGAAAAGAAAGCTAGTGGGCAGAGTTTGATTCAAGACTTACGTCAAATGGGTGTTCCTACTATACCGTATTCCCCAGACAGAGATAAGGTTGCCCGCGCACATGCTGCGAGTTCCTTGCTTGAGGCTGGATTGGTGTGGTACCCTGACCGACGTTGGGCAAAGGAAGTTATAAGGCACTGTGCGGTGTTCCCAGCTGGAGATGGAGCAGATATAGTTGACACAGTCACACAGGCACTTCTTCGGTTACGAGCAATGTGGTATGCCCAACCACCAGAAGATGATGAGTGGGAACCAGAAAGTAAATTCCGCGATGACCCCTTTACCGATTCAAATGTAATAGAACTGCCTGGAGCAATTTATGGCTGAATATTCGGCATCTTTCCAACTCGTAGAAGATACATTAAATGATGTACCTATAGAAGAAATGCCGGACGGCAGTTTTTTGATTGGTACCCCAGAACCAGATACATTAGAACAACCAGACTTACGTGAATGGGATGCTAACCTAGTTGATATTTTAGAACCAGAAGAACAATCGCGGTTAAGTTCTTCAATACTAGGAGATGTTTCTGATGATATTACTGCAAGAGAAGAATGGCTGAAAGTTTACACTAACGGGTTGGAAACTCTAAAACCGGATGAGCGTCAACATGATCAGCAAGGTGGAGCTCGCGAAAGTCGCCGCTTAACCAATGTTGTCCATCCTATGATTGCTGAAGCTGCTACCCAGTTCCAAGCGAAAGCCATAAACGAATTATTCCCACCTCGTGGTCCAGTTGGTACTACGATTTTAGGTGACCCAACAGAAGAGACCCAACAGCAAGCCGACCGTGTAGCTACTTATATGAACTACCAGCTAACGGAAGAAATGACAGAATACTTTCCTGATCTTGATCAGATGTTGTTTCATTTACCCCTCGTTGGACAAACATATAAAAAGAGCTGGTTTGATATTAACTTACGTAGAATCACCAGCCGGTTTGTTCAAGCTGAAGATTTTGTTATTGATGCAGGAGCCACTGACCTAGAGTCTGCTTCTCGCTATACCCACGTTTTACGCATACCCCGGCATGAATATAATCAGTATGTTGCTAATGGATTTTATGCACCTATTTCAGGCCATGATGAATCTTTAGAAGAAACTACGGTACAAGACATAGATGGTGTAGATGCCATTTATGGAGATAACGACGCACCCGTAGAACTAATGGAAGTTCATACATTTTCGGATGTTTTGAATGAAGATGAAGATGAGCCAGAAAAACCTGTAGTCGTTACGATACATAAAGAATCTGAAAAGATTGTTGCGTTGCGCCGTAACTGGGATGAAGGTGACGATAGGTTTAGTAAAAACGTATGGTTTGTTTCCTATAAGTTCTTACCGGGTTTAGGTCCGTATGGTTATGGCCTGTATCATGTTATTGGCGGTTTAGGTAAGGCAGCTACTGGAGCATTGCGTTCATTATTGGATGCGGCTGCTTTTGCCAACATGCAAGGTGGATTTAAATTACGTGGTCGCGTTAAGGGCGGCGACATGGAGATTGCGCCCGGTGAATTTACAGACATAGATGCAGCCGTAGATGACGTCAAAAAGGCTATTATGCCGTTGCCGTTTAACGAGCCTAGCCAGACTATGATGGCGCTCTTACAGTTCTTGGTTCAAACAGGTAAACAGTTTGCTAACACTGTAGAAACAAATCTAGCTGATGCTAATCAAAATACTCCCGTTGGTACAACGATGGCTCTGTTGGAAGAAAACAGTAGGGTGTTTTCAGCTGTTCACAAACGACTGCATAACAGCCAACGGAAAGAATTTAAGCTGATAGCTAAATTAAATGGAATTTATCTTCCGGAACGCTATCCGTACCGTATAAAAACACAAGAAGTTATTCTTAGGGCTGATTTTGATGAACGTATTGATGTAATCCCAGTATCGGACCCCAATACATTCAGTTCTACGCAACGGATTGCTCAGGCTCAGGCCATGATGCAAATGGCTACGCAGTTCCCGCAATACCATGATCAATATAAAGCTTTGCGTCGGATGTATGAAGCTATTCGGATGCCTAACTATGATGAAATACTTAAAGATCCAGATAGCGGTGATCGTCGTGATGCTGTTACTGAAAATTCTTTTATGATGTTAGGAAGACCTATTAGAGCTTATGAAGACCAAGACCATATGGCGCATATAACGGTTTTGGATGATTGGTTTAAGCGTGTTCCTCCCGAGCAACAACAACAGTTTTTTATGCGGTATGTATCGCACCGAGCAGAACACCAAGCGTATTATTATAGAACCATGCTTCAGGCTCAGATGGCTGCATCCATGCCGCCCTTGGGTAGAGAAGATGACGATATACCACCAACACCTGTTGAGCTAGACACAGAAATTAGTCAAGCTGCGGCCACTATTGTTAATCAGAATCCACAGCCAATGATTGGCCCGCCGCCGCCGCCAGCCGGGGAACAGCAAAATCAGCCTGATCCAATGCAGCAAGCACAAATGGCAATTCAGATAGAAGCTATGTCTACTAAGGCTAAAGGTGAAGCTGATATCCAAGTGAAACATCAAAAAGCTCAGATGGATATGCAGATAAAACTGGCACAAACCCAAATGGATATGGAGATAGAACGTATTCGTGCCCAAGCCCGTATTGATGAAAATAAGCTAAGAGATGAAAACCAGCATGAACTAGATGAAAAAGAACTAGATGCTCAAATCGAACAGCTAATCTTTAAAACTGAAGCAGACATACAACTTGCCCGTGAAAAGGCTGAAGCAACCATGGAAGTAGAACGGCAAAAAGCTGCTTCACAGATTGCTATTAACAGAGCTAAAGCTGAGGAATAAAATGGCCACTCGAAATCCTTTAGAGGGATCATTTCTATTACCCAGAGAAGACTCACTTAAAGCGATTATGGATGCTGCCGAATATACATGGGATACTGTGGCAGAACGTAACCGCCAACAAGCGATTAATCAACGCGGTGCTGACCCGTTAAGCCCTGTATCACAAGCTGAAGATTTAACTAAGTCTCTGTACCAAGGTACAAAAGATATTTTTAATGTAGACAGGGTTGTTGACGATGTTGTGAGACAAGGTCATCCCTCGGCTATGAATTTGTTGCATATGGCGCTAGGCCCAACTATGGGAGTGCAAGGTAAGCTAACCGGAGGAGCTTTAAGACTATTACCTGTTGATAAGTTTTGGGGAGGAAGTTCTGTTCTTGGAGACGCTCTTCCAGAAGCTTTAAGACTGGCACGTCAAGCTACTAAGGCAACAGGCAGAGCTATAAAGAAAGCAGCCCCATCAGTAGCAGGAGGTATTACTGCATTACCAACTGAAGCGGAGGGGGGTGTTCCTGATACTGTTTTAAGAACACTGGTCCGTTTAATTAACGAAGGCGCACCTACACTGCTTCGCCCTGTAGGACAGCGTATAGGCCAAGCCATGCCTAAGAAGATTGCTGACCAGCAAGCAAAGCTTGAGCGTGAACTCTATAAACTTGGAACAACCCCTGAGCAAAATGAAAATATTATGAATATTTTCAACCGTCAGGAATTCACGGTTGAAGAAATAGTAAAAGCGATAAAGGAAGTGTTTAAAGGTGGCTGATCAACTTACCGCCGCTGAAATACGAGCTGCTAAGAGCTGGCTGGGTAGACGTGATATCACAACTAAGGATCTTTCGCCGAGAAAATTTGCAAAAACAGCCAAAATGTTAGATAAAGGGTTCAAGGAAACTTTAACCTTGATTGCTACAGAACAAACTGGAGGTCAAGTTTAATGCCTACAATGGGTGGTTTATCATCATTTGCGCCTGAGTTATCGCCTAGTCAACAGATGGGCAGTTCGGCAGCGATTGCTTTAGCTAAACGTCTTAAAGGCAGTGACCGTATTAATCTAAATGATGTTAGGCAAGCGGAACAAATGCTTCGCGGTGGAACTCATTTGGATCGCCCAGGAAGTATTGGCGGTTCGTTTTCTCCTGACTTATCGACACATGAAACAATGGATAAAGTTCGGCGATATAAAAGAGGTGGCGGTCCGGTAAATCAGGACGATATTCGCCAAATGGAACAACAGTCCCAATCTAGTCCAGATCCGTGGGGGGTAGTTCGTCGTCCAGTTGGTTTTACTAAATACGCTATTCCTACAGCACAGAAAGGCGCTTATGAGATCGCCAAATGGATAGCAGACTGGTATATGGGTAGAGGTCTTAAGGTTCCAGAACCGGCTAAACTTATAGATGCCGCAAGAACCCTAGTTGGAAGCTTACAAAGAAAAGGCGCTTTAGCCGATGTAGGTCGTTCTCATAAAGGAAAACCAGGATATAGAACAGAGAGAGGTGCTTCTCAGGGGATGGAATTTGGGGGGTTATACACACCACCCGCTGGAAAGCACTTAGATCGTCCAGGAAACATTGGGTCTGTGAACATACAACCACGTGATGTCACCGGTAAACTAGAACCGTGGGGAGATGTAGCTGATACTTATCAAAAAGGTGGAGGAATAGGTATGTTTGCACATACTCATCCTGGCGGTACCCCTGCTTCTATTCAAGACATTGCAACATTTGGACAACTGCCGGGTAGAATGGCTTACCCTATTATTGAAACTCCAGGAAAACATTATTTAAGCGGAAAAATTCCTCAAGAAGGTACGACTTGGGTAGATAAATTAATAGCACAGTATGAAAAGAGACTTGGAAGACCGATTACTGAGAAAGAAATAAACCAGTTGATAACAGCAAGTCCGCAGATTCAAAAATATCAAGGCGCGGTAGATGTTCATAGCTGGCCCAAGGCACCGCCCAGTGGAACATGGGGGGCTGGTTCTACGCTGCCTGAAGTTCAAGCTTCTCTAAGATTAGCTGAACAAATGCCGGGTAGGCTGAGTACCGCAGATAGAGCGGAAATGGGTTTACCGCCAGTGGCCCGTGAAGCAGAAAAAATGGGAGAACAGATAATAAAAGCGGCTTCGAAAAAAGATCCTAAAGGTGTGGGTGCTCTTTCACCGGGAAGGCAAGCAGACATGTTGAGAAGAGCATTCCAGGCTAGACAGGCAGAGTCTAAACCATTTGAAAAGAAGATAGATTACTTATATGCTGATACAGAAAAGAATATGGGTGCATTTGACACAATGCGAGATGTTATGGGCATGAAAAGGCTGGAACAACAAATTAAAGCATTTTTAAAGCATGTAGAGAAAAATAAATAAGAAATTTTTAGAACCATAGAAGTAGGAGAATTATGGTAATAGGAGAGTTTTTACGCAAGCTACAAGAAAACTTGCGTAAAGAACAGGAACTCATAAAGGATCATATGGGTTCCGGTGGTTGTAGTGATTTTATTGAATATTCTCGTAATGTAGGAACCATTGCGGGACTAGAACAGTCTATCACTACTATAGATGAAACTATTCGTAATTTAAATGAGGAGGATCAAGAATGACTGCACCCTTACCTGAACCACAAGGGTTTAAGCTTTTAATTGAAAAGCCTAAACCAAAAGAAAAAACAGAGGGCGGTATTTTACTGCCTGATCAAGCCATTGAAGCTGAAAACTATTTGAGTATTTGTGCCAAGCTGGTTAAGGTTGGACCACTGGCTTGGAAAGACCGGGAAACAGGTACTTCTTGGGCTAGAGGCCCGTGGGCTGTTCCGGGAGACTGGGTTATCGTACCCAAATTTACCCAATTTCGTATGGAAATTGATGATAAGGAGTATCGGTTTATTAACGACGATGAAATTATTGCTGTTGTTAAAGACCCAACTGTGATAAAGGTTTATACTTAATCAACGTATCGCGACGTAATCGCGTAGAAAGGAAAAGATTATGGCAGAAGAAAAAGAAACTTGGGAACCGGATGAAGAAGACGCTCTTGCTAAAGATTTAGCAGAAGATGATTCTAGTTTTTCGGATCTGATTGAAATCATTGATCCAGACGAAGATTCTAAAGACCCTGAGCCCAAACCTGAGCCCGAACCCGAAGATGATCCCGCTTCTTCACGGGTGCAAAAACGTATTGATAAACTAACAGCACAGCGACATGAAGCAGAACGTCGTGAAGCTTACAAAGACCAACAGATACAGGAACTGCAGAATCGGTTGGGCAATATTGAATCCGGACAAGCTGAAAAAGCTGTTGAAACATTCCAAGAAAAATACGAACAAGTTAAAAAGGATTTAATGGAAGCAGCTGAAGAAGGGGATACAGTAAAACAGGTTGCTTTAACTGAACAAATGGCAGATATGCGAGCTACCGCTAGAGTGGCGGATATGCAACGCAATCAACCTCAACCGCAACATCAACAACAACCTACTGCCGCAGAGGCACCACAAGCGGCATATGACTGGTGGGGTAGAACACCGTGGTTTAACACCGATGAGCATGCTGCAGAATCAGCTTATGCTCGTGCTGTAGATGTTCAACTTGCTCAAGAAGGGTATGATAAAAGTTCCACCGAATACTACAAAGAATTAGATAATCGTTTACAACAGAAATTCCCTGAGTTATACCAAGAGCATGTGAGCAAGAGATCCAAACCGCCAACTTCTCCTTCTGGGGGAAAGAAGCAAACTGGAAATCGTGCTAAGGATGGTCGTATTCAGTTAACGAGAGCGCAATTGAACATGGCTCGTGAATTGGGAATTACAACGGAAGCTGAACTTAAAGCTTACGCTAAAGAAATTCAGGAGTTATCATAATGGCAATTGCTCGAACTACTCGCACCGCTGATGAAATTCATCCAACCCGAGAAGACATATCTCGCGAAGAAACGTGGTCACCCCCAGCTTTGTTGGAAGCTCCTCCTGCTAGGGATGGGATGCGGCAAAGATGGGTATCTACCCAGATCCTAGGGCAAGAAATACCACACCATACGATGAAACGATTCCGTGAAGGCTGGACTCCTCGTCCGGCTGATTCTGTACCGAAAGATTTTCCTGTTCCAACTATTGCTCACGGGCAATGGAAAGGACATATTGGCGTTGAGGGCATGATTCTGTGTGAGATGTCAGAAGCAAAGGTTGCGTCTAGGACTAAATACTTTGCTCAGAAAAATTCCAGTATGAATCAATTTGTGGAATCTAATCTTAACAAAGTGGAACGTTCTGGAGGGGTTGCTATTGATCGTAACCTTGAAAGCAGTGTTTCACGTGGTCAAAAAATTGTCGATGATTAAGGAGTAAAACATGGCAAATGCAGATGCCCCAAAAGGCTTTTGGCCACTCCGTCATCTTTCTGGTGGATCTATGGCTAGAAGTAGCCCTTATACTATAGCCTCTACTTACGGGACTAACATCTTTCACGGTGATGTTGTTAAGCTCGTAGCTGGAGGTGGTATTGAGGTTGCTGCGGCTGGTGATCGGTTCCTTGGAGTTTTTGATGGAGTTCAGTATACGGCCTCAGATGGGTCAATGAAGTATGCTAAATACTGGCCCGCGAGCACCACAGCCACTCTTATTACCGCTTATGTGTATGACGATCCCAATATGTTGTTTGGGGTTCAGTCTGCAGGTTCAACGGTAGCGGCGGATGTGGGTAATATTGGAGATCATGTTGCTGGCACTGGTTCAACTACGACTGGTATTTCAGCGCATGAACTTAATGGCACCACGAGTACTTCTGATGCCGGATGGCGTGTATTGGGTAAAATTGAAGCCCCCGATAATGCCTATGGTACCAATGTAAATCTCATTGTTCAAGCTTACGAACATGAGCTTACAATGGCTGATCATAGTACTCCAGGCGTGTAAAGGAGTATTAACAGATGGCAATGAACAGAGCACTGTTTGCTAAACAGCTCGAGCCTGGACTTAATACCCTTTTCGGTCTTGAGCATTCACGCTTTCCAGAGCAGTGGAAAGAAATTTTCGCTCAGAATACTTCTTCAAAAGCTTTTGAAGAAGATAATCTGCTTGAAGGTTTCGGAGCTGCTTCCGTAAAAGCGGAGGGAGCCGCGGTCGCATACGATACGGCTGCTGAACTCTGGACGGCTCGGTATAACCATGAAACTATTGCTTTGGCGTTTTCCATTACGGAAGAGGCTGAAGAGGATGGTCAATATGGTTCAATTGGTCAGCGATATGTCAAAGCTTTGGCTCGTAGTATGGTACATACAAAAGAGATCAAAGCTGCAAATATCCTAAACAATATGTTTACATCAGGCACTGGCGGCGATGGCCAGTATCTTGGTGTGACCACTCACCCAACAGCTAGTGGTAATCAATCTAATATTTTGGCTACTGCTGCTGATCTAACTGAAACAAGTTTGGAACAAGTCTTGATCAATATCTCTAATATGGATGATGATCGGGGTATTCCTATAGCTGCTATGGGTAACAAACTTGTCATTCCAACAGCTCTGGCATTTGTTGCGGAACGGTTGATGAAGTCTCAACTCCGTACAGCCACGGCTGATAACGACGTTAACGCAGTGCGTTCGGGTGGTTATCTTCCACAGGGCTATACGGTTAATAATCGACTGAACGATACAGACGCTTGGTTTGTCCTTACAGATGTTCCAGACGGTCTTAAAATGTTCCAACGTCGATCATTGACTAAGGGAATGGAAGGCGATTTTGAAACCGGGAATGTTCGGTATAAAACCTCTGAACGGTACAGCTTTGGTTGGACTGATTGGCGAGGTATCTACGGTACTCCCGGCGCATAATTGTCTTTTTATTAAGCGTCGGATAGAACCCTCCAGTTCCTCCCTAACTGGAGGGTTCTTCTTGCCTTCACCCTGAAATCCATGGTATTTCTTATTCGTGTAATAAGACGCACCTTTTTATCACCTGCACTTGATGGAGTAAAATGTTATGGCAACTCACTTTTCCGGTCCCCTCCTGGTCGGTTCTTCTAAAACTGGCGGAAACATTGAAGCTAAAGAATCCGCGTATACTGTAGTTATTTCTGACGATTCTGGTAAAACCTTTACTAGCAAAACAGACGGCACAGTATTCACGCTTCCTGGCATTGCTGTTGGTAATGTGTTCACATTTGTAAATACTGCCGAAGATGGTCAAAATACTATGACCATTAGTCCAAATAGCAGTGACGGTATCACATATAAAGGCTCGTCTACGGACGATAAAGATGTGATAAACACCAAAGCTACCTCTAAGAAAGGTGACTACATTAAGATTCAAGCTATGAATGGTGATGTAACCGCATGGCAAGTTACAGATGTTCAAGGAGTTTGGGCTAAAGAATCTTAATTTGAACTCTTAATCTTTTTCATAGGGCGGAGGGGCTACAACCTCTCCTCTCCCTAAAGGAGTAGTTAAATGGCAGATGCTGTTACTTCACAAACCCTTATAGATGGCCCCAGA